CACTTAAATCACAGGAAATACAACTTGCAAAAGTAGATGAAGAAAAACAAATACTAATGGGTGCTGCATTGATACCTAACAAACCTATTTACCGTAAAAGTGAAGAAGGTGAATTTTACGTTTACTTTAGTGCAGATACAGTTAGAAAAGCAAGTGAACTATTTTTTAGAAATGGAAACCAAAACAACGCAACACTTGAACATAAATTAGCACTTAATGATTTAACGGTTGTAGAAAGTTGGATCGTAGAAGATAAAGAAAAAGATAAAACAAGTATTTATAATTTAGATGTGCCTATTGGAACTTGGATGATAAGCATGAAAGTAAACGACAATTCTTTATGGAATGATTTTGTGAAAACGGGGAAAGTAAAAGGATTTAGTATTGAAGGTTATTTTGCGGATAAGGCAACACTTAAAGCAAGTGTAATAGATAAAGATAGTGAAGCTAAACTAAAAGCTATTAAAGAACTTTTAAAAAGTTAGATAATGAAAAGTAAAAGAAGGAATAAGGATAATTACATACCAAGTAGAACATCACCAACAAACAGTAGAAGGGGTTGCTTATGTAAAGATGGCAAAAGATACAGTAAAAAGTGTTGTGATGGTAGTGTAGGTGCTCAAGGTATAGGTAAAACAAGTGCTTAAATATAACAAAAACATAAAAAAATTACATTAGTAATATGAAAACTAAAGAAATATTAAACAAAATCAAAGAAATAGTAGGTGTAGAACTAACTGAAGAAACGGTTAAACTCGCTGAATTGAAACTTGAAAACGGTACAGTTTTAGAAGCTGAAGCATTTGAAAAAGGTGAAGCAGTATTTATTAAATCAGATGATGAACGTATAGCACTTCCAGTAGGTGAATACATATTAGAAGATTCAAGATTATTAGTAGTTGAAGAAGAAGGTTTAATTGCTGATGTTAGAGAAGTATCTGATGAAGTACCAGCAAAAGAAGAAGATATGCAAGAAGAATTAGCTGAAGATGATGAAGCAGCAGTTTATGATTGGGCTGGTATGGAAAAAAGAATTAAGCAATTAGAAGATGCTATTGCAGATTTAAAAGCTGATAAAGAAAATAAAGTAGATGCTTCAGAAGAAACTACTGAACAACTATCAACAGAAGAAACTAAAGCAGAAATTACAGAGTTAGCTACCGAAACTAAAGAAGAAGAAGTAGCAGAACCTATTAAACACAATCCTGAAATAGATGAAAAAGTTAAAAAACTTTTATTCGGGCAAAAAAGAGCACAAACTACAACAGATAGAGTGTATAATAAAATATCCAATATTAAAAATTAAAAAATAAAAAAATGGCAACAACAACTTCAATTACAACTACATATGCTGGGCAGTTTGCTGGTCAATATATTGCAGCAGCATTGTTAAGCGGTTCTACTATTGACAATGGCGGAATCGAAGTAAAACCTAATATTAAATATAAAGAGGTTATTAAAAAAGCAGCAACAGATGCTAACATCATTAAAGATGCTACTTGTGATTTTACTGCAACAGGTACATTAACTTTAACTGAAAGAATTATTCAACCTGAAAGTTTTCAGATCAACATGGAATTATGTAAAGCAGATTTCAGAAGTGACTGGGAAGCGGTTCAAATGGGTTATTCTGCTTATGATAATTTACCACCTAAATTTTCTGATTTTCTAATCGGTCATGTAGCTGGTTTAGTAGCACAAAAAACCGAACAAAACATTTGGAACGGTACAAATGCAACTACTGGCGAGTTTGATGGTTTCTATCAATTAATGGGAGCAGATGCAGATGTAGTAGATGTAACTGGTACACCTATTACTTCATCAAATGTAATAACTGAACTTGGGAAAATTGTAGATGCAATACCTTCAGCACTTTATGGAAAAGAAGATGAAAACATTTATGTTTCGCAGAATATTGCTCGTGCTTATGTTCGTGCATTAGGCGGTTTTGGTGCTTCAGGATTAGGTGCTGCTGGTACAAACTCAATGGGAACTCAATGGTGGAATAACGGATCACTTTCTTTTGATGGTGTTAAAATATTCGTAGCAGAAGGGTTACCAGATCATTCAGCTATTGCTGCTCAAAAATCAAATCTATATTTTGGAACTGGTTTACTTTCTGATTTAAATGAAGTGAAAGTAATTGATATGGGTGATATTGACGGATCACAGAACGTAAGAGTTGTTATGAGATTTACTGCTGGTGTACAATACGGAATTGGTTCTGATTGTGTACTTTATGCTTAATATAAACTTTAAGGTGGTGTAAAAACCACCTTTATTAATACTATAAAAAATGGCTTGTGATTTAACAATTGGTAGGAAAGTACCATGTAAAGATGTCTTAGGTGGATTAACAAGATGTTGGTTCGTAGATTTTGGTGATTTAGGAGCGGTTACTCTTACTGATGATGTAATAACTGATTTAGGCGGCACTTTTACTGCGTATCAATATGATTTAAAAGGAACTAATAGCTTAGATCAATCAATGACTTCATCAAGGGAAAACGGAACTACATTTACTGAACAAACTTTAACTTTAACCTTTCCTAAAATGGAAAAGGAATTTAATAAAGAGTTGAAATTAATGGCATACGGTAGACCTCATATAGTGGTAGAGGATTATAACGGAAATTTCCTTCAATGCGGATTAACAAATGGCATGGAAGTTACCTCAATAGCTGCTGCAAGTGGTACTGCTATGGGTGATTTATCAGGCTATACGATTACGCTTGTAGGTCAAGAAATTACTTTTGCGAATTTTGTAAACGGTGGTACTTCTTCTGCACCTTATGTAGGATTAAGTACACCTACTGTTACTTATGTAGAGGGTACGAACTCGTAATTGTGTGATTAATATATAATTTGTTTTGTTTAAGGGAAGGTTACAAATAAGGTTTCCTTCCCTTTTTTTTTAAATTAAAATGCAAGTATTAACGACAACAGGCACAAGAATTATTAACTTTACAAGTAGAGAAGCAATAGATAATGCTAAAACCTATTCAATAGTGATAACATCTGAAGAACAAAATAAGGTTATTTATACTGATGCTACTGCAACATTTACGGAAGTAGATTACTACTATACTTACTCATTAACACAAGCACTTACAGAAGCTAATTTTTACACTTATGAAATTAGAAATACTACGGATGGTGTATTATTGTATAGAGATAAAATATTTGCAACAGATCAAACCGTTAGTACTTTTAACATAAGTGAAAATGTATATGTTGAAAAATCTACTGGTGACAATGAATATATATACGCATAATGGATAATTTACATTTAATACAACTTTCTGGTTACGATAGACCAACGATCACAGAAGCAAATAATCAAGAGTGGGTAGGCATAGGTGATGATAATGATTATTACCAATATCTTATAGATGCTTTTATGGATTCTACTACTAACAATGCGGTTATAAACGGTGTTGTTAATCAAATCTATGGCAAAGGGTTAGATGCTACTGATAGCAACCGCAAACCTGAGCAATATGCACAAATGAAGGGTTTAATTAAACCTAAAGATTTACGGAGAGTATGTCAAGATTTAAAACTATTAGGTGAAGGTGCTTTTCAGGTTACATATAAAGGAAATCAAATAGCAAGTATTACACATTTTCCAAGAGAAACATTAAGAGCTGAAAAGGTAGATGAAAACGGTGAAATTAAAAACTATTTATATAGTGCTGATTGGAGTAAAGTAAGTAAACAAACAGTATTAAAAAAGTTTCCTGTTTTTGGTAGTGGTGCAAAGAATGAAATTTTCATAGTTAGAAGGTATGTTAGCGGATTCTATTATTATTCACCAGCAGATTACCAAACCAGCTATGCAGTATTAGAACGTGAAATTGCAGATTATTTAATTAATGATTGTCAAAGTGGTTTTAGCGGTACTAAAATAGTTAATTTCAATAATGGTGTACCTGATCGTGAAAAACAAGAACTTATAAAATCTCAGGTACTTTCAAAACTTACAGGCAGTCATGGTGAAAAGGTAATTATAGCTTTTAATGATAACCAAGAAAGTAAAACTACTATTGATGATGTACCTTTAAAT